AGAACCAGAACCGAAAGTTACATTCGTCTTCTTATCAGCAAATAACGCCATATTCGAACGACTGTCCCTTTCACGAAGGAAATTGTTGTCCACCGATTCCATTTGTGACTTGTTCAAATTCTCAAAGTGCTTTGCACGTTGATCCATGAACTCGGCTGGAATACGACAGAGCAACAGCCCGCCAATCTCAATACCGCCTTTAAAGCGGCCTTCAGTGGCAGCGTGCATCATGAGTTCAGGATAATCTTCCGCTTTTACGGGTTCGTATCCCTCACGTAACTTAGAGGAAATATTGCTAGGGTCAGCAGTTCCCAAAGTGCTCAAACGGATATAACGGTGTTTCCAACCGGGACGGTCATCAGGCATAGGTAGGGCTTCGGGGGCCTTCCAAGACGTTGGTCTATAGGTGGCAGTCCGACTATCCAATGCGCGATCTAAACGAATCTGCGGCTTTTTTGTTTCTGCGTTTTCCATTTTTAAGCACCTTTTCTAAGTAAAGCAACCTGTCTCGCATATTCTTCAATTGGCACCCCAAGACGACGCGCTTGCGCGGCTTCTGATGCTTTGAGTCGAATACGACTAGGTGGTGTACTCCGTGTAGCGGGAGCTACAGGCGAAGTAATTCGTGTTGCACGGCGCGGGGTGTCATCATCATCCTCGTCAACCGGTTCTGACGTTCTTTTCTTGGGAGGCGGTTCGTCTTCCTCGTAGCTCTGCTCACTTTCAAAGTGCTCAGGAAATCGTTTGCGCATCGTTTTGTCGATGGTTTTGAAGTACTCTTCAGTACCTACATAGTCCGCACCATACTCTTTCTGTAACTTCCTGTCAATACCCATAGCGGCCATTGTCATTTCGTCATCCTTACCCCACCAATCGCTGTTGCGATCAATCCACTTTTGAGTGCGAGGAGTAAGTTTAGGTTGGTCAGGTTGCGCGGGCGTGTATTCTTTTTCTTCTACTTCGATCGGCCTCATACCACGGGTCTTGTCGAGCTTTAACGTAGCTTCAGCAATTTCTGTTTGGGCGTCTGTTAGCGCATCTACATCGCCCGCTTCATAGGCTTCCTTGTACTTTTTCTTGGCGGCTTCCAGTTCAATTGCGGCAGACGATTGTGACTGCTCAATTAGTACTTTACTTCCGCTAGAAAGCTGTTGTTGAAGCTTTTTGTTTTCTTCAATGATCTGTCGTGCGTAGGCTTCAGTTGCTTCGCGTTCCCGCAAAGCCTGCTCCTTGGCACGGCGTTCATCATGGTAGCCACGGGTGAACTTCTTGATACGAGCCTGAACCTTCTCGTCGTAGGAGGCTAGCTCCTCCTCGGTTGGGTCTTCTACCGGCTCCTTCATAGGCTTGCGGCCACGGTCAGGAATCGGCGTATCGTCTTCGATCTCAATCTCGATCTTGTCTTCAGCAGCAGCTTTCTTAGCTTCTATCTCGTCGGGGAACTCGTATGAGTCATCAAATTTTGTTGCCATGTGTTACTCCTTATGCAGCACGGGTAATACCGCGCGGGTCTTCTACAACCGCTTCCACGCTGTCATCGTTGATGATGCGGAACTCACGGCCATGAATCTTCAGGCGGGTGCCTGAATTGGGTCGGACGATGACGAAGTCACCTTCTCTGCAAGACGCGCCGCTGGGGAAGCGGGTGGTGTCTTTGTAGGCATCGGGGCCAAGTTTTACAACGAACAGTACTGGGGTCAGCACCTCTTCGTAGTGCATAGTTTTTGAGTCTTTAATAAGACCTACTTCACTATCTTGATACTCTTCCATCGCTTCAGGAACAACGCACAGAAGGTGGAATGTCTTAGGGTCGGGCAACTGCTTGGCTTTCTCCTCGGCGCTCTTGTTCAGAATGCCAGACAGATCAACGGCAGCGGTATCAAACTCAGTCATCAGATTTCTCCATTTTTTGCACAAGGTCTTCAATGATGTTCTCTGCGTAGTTCAAACCTTGGACAACTCCGCAGACTCTTCGGTACTCTTCAAACGTGTCGCAGCGGCCCGCTGCCGCATACGCTTCACGCTCTTGTTTCAGTTTTTGGATTTCTTTGGCTACGTAAGCCAACGCTTGGTAATCTTTCAATCACGCTCCTTTTTAGGTTTGCTGGGCGGTTGTTTGTTTTGCGCTGCCCGTTGCGCTTGCTGTACGGCCATTTGTGCGCGGTGTTTTGCAGCATCAATGCCCATACGAACTCCTTCAGCTTCCATCTGTTTATTGAGCTTGTCTTTTGCAGCGGCTGCGGTGGCTCCCACCTGCATGGCCGCGATTTCTTTCTGAGCTGCGATACGCTCTTTCTCGATCTCCAACTGGTCGGCCTTGGCCGCAGCGTCGATCTGCTGCTTTTGTGCTTTCAACTGCAAGTCTTGCTGCTTGAGCTGAAGCTCTTGCATCTGCATCTGAACAATCGGATCCTGCATCTTCTGCTGGGCAGCTTGCTGCGCTGCTTGCTGCGCTGCTTGTTGAGTCAACTGTTGTGAGGCTTGTGCAGTCATCATGGCAATCTGATCGGCCAACTCTGGAGGAACCTGTTTGTTCTGCTCCTCGTTTGGCAGCGGCATACCAATGGCCATCTCTACCTGCTTGCGGTACTCGAACGCAATGTGCTCGTTGATGTGCGCCATAGCTGCGGCCATGATCGCTTGAGCCTGTGGATTCATCTGCATCAACTGCACAATCTTCGGATTCTGGATTGCTGCCATGTGCGCTTGGATGTGTGCCTCGTGGTTCTGTTCGATGAACGCTTTGACCGGCTTCATGATGAGCAGGTTCTGGTTCTCCTGCACTGGGTCGGTTGGCACTTGGTCGTCTTCCACCGGCACGAGCTTGCTGGCGTTCTTGATGCCCAACACCTCGATCATCTGGCGATGGAGTAAGGGGAGGTTGTACAACTGAGGGGCTGACTGTGCGAGCTGAAGAACAGCTTGATACTGCACAATCTTCTGTGCCATCGTCGCTGCGTTCGGATCACTGACAGGGATTACATCTGTGCTGTCATAGTCCGATTTCTTGGCCTTGCGACCTGCATCTTCCGGCTCATAGTCGTACTCCTCTGGGGTGTAGTCGGCGATGATGATCTTGAGCAAGCGGAACTCTTGCTTCATGGTGTAGTGCAGACGCGCTTGCACTGCTGTCATCACCTTGAGCGTTCTCTCCAACAGCGCCAGTGTTGTGCCCACCGGTGCGTTGGTACTCATATCAGACACGTTCATGTCACCACTGGAGGCAAACGCACGGCCTTCTTGCACGATGTTCTGGAACAGAGCAAACAGAACCTGTGATGGTTCTTTATATGGCAGGGGCAGGATGTTGTCCCTGATTGAGCCGCTTGGGACGTCTACGTCTCGGAACTCTCCGGGCTGGATGGGGGTGTCGTCCCCTTTGATGCGCAGTCCTCTTGACTTGAGTCCACCGGGGAGGTTCGATAAAGTTCCTGCGTCCACCAACTGTCGAATGAGCATGGTGGCGGACTTGGCGTATCCCCCGATAAGATGGATGAGACCATAGCCATAAAAGCCAAATCCGGGGATGTACTGGTAGTGGACGAAGTGCTGTCGCTTGGTGTGGAGTTCATCGTCTTCATACCAATTTCTCCTGATGGCCAGAACTTTACCCGTTTGCTTTTCTACAGTCACAACATACGGCAAGGCGATCCCAGTAGGGCGACCTTTTTTGTCTTTGTGCTCATACCCGGCCAAGTCCAAGTCAACGTGCATCTCCAAGATACGGAAACGATCATCGTTGATGGCAGACATGCCCTGCTCTTCAGCTTTCTGCTTCTCAATGTCGTCCAACTCATAGCCGGGTTCGCCCAAGTCCACGTCGCAATAAAAGCCCGCCTCTTGCAGTTTCTTGACCTCATTCTCAGTCTTGCGCATCACATGCGTAACCCGCTCCGCTGACTCAAGATTCGACGCGCCATACGGCACGACGATGTCCTCGGCGGGAATGAACACAGCAACTTGGCGACCCTTGCTCGGGTCGTAGTACACCTTCTTGAACGCTGAGCCTGCGAGTGGCAATGACCACAACATCTTCTCGTGCTCTGGGCGGTACTCGACCATCACTTCAGTCAACTGATAGTTCATGTCCTCGCGCACGCGAGCAGCGGCTTCTTCACGCAGCAAGTCAACTGCACCCACGATCTGGGTCTTCACAGGCCCCATCGCTGGGAATGTCTCCATCATTGCTTCTGACTGGAACCTCACAACTGACTCGGTCAACATGGGGTGGAACACACCACACGCGCCCTGCCACGGTTCGGTACGCTCCTCATACTGAAGACCCAACAACTTCAGGCCATCAACGTAGGTGCGTATCCAATCTTTGCGATCTTGGATGTCTTTGCCAAAGTCTTCAACCAACTCTGCGCCCAACGATTCCAACTCCGCATCGTCCATGTACTCAGCTAGGTTGGCATCAAAGTCCTTGGCGGACTCTTTCTCTGGTTTCAATTCAATCTCGATACCGTCCAGACCGATGTTGACTTCATCTGGGTTCTCGATCTCAATCTCGATGTCGGGTTCAGCGAGTGCAGAGATACCTTGGGGTGCTGCGTATAAGCCTTTACTGATTGCCATGTTCGTTCCTTAAACTGTGTAGAACCGCTCACGGCGGTGTCCTTTGAAATACCGAATGTCTTCAGGCTCATCGCTGGGTAAGCGAAGGAACCCACCTTGCCTAAACCTCATGAGTGCCAGAGTTGTCGCATCCACCAAGTCATCGTGTTCGCCTGACGGGAATTCTGCAATTTCGTCAACTAACTCTTCGGCCCACCTAGTCTGTGGCACCCATACTTTCCCAGACGCGATTATGTCTGAGACTGCGTTAAGACGAGCAATTTTGTCTTG